CGGAGAAACATCTATACTGATGTAGAGTGCCGAGACGGTGTAGTATATGGGGTCTGCTATACCAATAAGGCTTACGCTGTATATGTCGAGCTAGGAACCGGCCCCAGGGGGGAGGCCGACCATGACGGAATCTCTCCCGCAATAAATCCGGTATATGCACAATCACCCTGGTGGATCCACGAAAGCCAGATCGACAAGGAGGCTGCTGAAAAATACGGATGGTTTTATATTGACACACCAGATGGGCGATTTTATCAATGCTCCGGTCAGGCGGCGCAGCCCTATTTATACCCGGCCCTCAAGGATCATGAAGGTGATATCACCGAAATGATCCGGGACGGCATCCGGGAAGAAATTAGACGGAGGACATAAATGCTAAATGTGAAAGACCAGATCTATGCAGCACTTGTAACTATTACGGACAATGTTACCGACTGCTATCCCAGGGATTGGGAGCAGGACCTTGCAATCCAATACATGGAAGAGGATAACAAGGTCGTTGAGTACACGGACATGGCGGAGCAGAAGGCCTATGTCCGGTATCGCATTGACATTTGGCACATGCGCAGCACCTCCACAGTAGCGGTCCAGGTGGATGCGGCCGTTGCGGCACTAGGGCTTAAGCGCATCCAGTGCATGGACGTAGAAGATCCCAACGGCCGGAAGCATAAGCAAATGCGGTATGAAATGATCATCGATGTTGATACACAACAGGTCTACCATCAGCGGTAGAAGAAAGGAATAGATATGTTAGCAAATGGAATTACCCTTGAAGTACAGCGGAAGGGCGAGTCAGTATATAAAAAGTTGCCCGGGTTAAAAGAAGTCCCGGAAATCGGTGTTGAGCCCGAGAAGGTCGACAATACAACCTTGGAGGATACCGTGAAACAGTCCGAATTAGGCATCGGGGATCCCGGGGAAATGGAGTATAAGTTCAAGTATACGAACGATGGCGCAGATTGTTCATATCGGGTGTTACGAGAACTTGCCGAGTCAAAAGAAGTGGCATCTTACCGTGAAACTCTTCCGGACGGCACGAAGTTTGAATTTGATGCCCAGAGCAATGTAAAGATTGGCGGCGGCGGAGTTAACGCAGCGATTGAGATTAGCCTCGCTCTTGGCTTGCAGAGCGATATTGAAGTGACGGATCCGTCGTAAGGAGGAGTTATAAAGTATGAGTGAATTCGGAATTGACGAAGAGGTAAAGGAAACCAAGAATAAGACAAAGGCAAAGAAAGAAGAAGTCCTTGAGCTGAAGCCTAAAAGGGCGCCCTTTGCGCTGTGGATCGTCGGAGGGGAGGAATATAAGCTAAAACTTAAAACCTCCGAAATCTTGCAGCTGGAAGAGAAGTTTAAGGCCAACCTGCTGCTACTGATCGATGGCGGCATGCCGCAACTGGGAGTTATGTTAACCATCACCCAGGCTGCGTTAAAATCGTGGCACCACGGCATGACCTTTGGTAAGGTGCAGGCTATATTCGATCAGTACTGTGAAGAGGGCGGCACGCAGGTTACTTTCTATACAGACGTGATAATGGATATTTTTGCGGTGTCTGGTTTTTTTACCGAGAGCCAGGCGGAGGATGTGCAGGAGAGCCTGGACGAGGCGCGCGAGAAAATGTAACTGCCGTTATTTGGGAACTATACCCCAATGCTTTAGATTGCGGGATCTCCCCTGAAGCCTTTTGGAATTACTCCTTAGCAGAGATCCGCGACCTGATGGAGAGTTATGTCCGCAAGAGCCGGATGCAACTTAAAGCCGAACTTGTGCAAGCCTATAATCTGGCCGGCATGATTGGGCATCAGGTAGCTGCTATCTTTGGTGATAAACATGTTAAGCCGCCGGAACTTTGGGAGTTGCACCCTGATCTTTTCGCGGAAGAAAAGGGACTATGCGAAGAGCGACAGCGGCAGGCGGATCTTGATTTGCACAAGGCCAAAATGATCGATCACGCACTACGACATAATGGCAAAAGAGGAAAGGGAGGAGGTGAAGCATGGAAGGAACAACGCTAGAGCGCTTGCAGGTAGTCATAGAGGCATCTGCAAGGCCGTATCAGGCAGATCTTGAACGAGTGCGGCAGCAGACGTCCCGTGCGCTGGAAGAAGTGGATCGGCGCACTTCTGGGATTGGCCGACTGATTGGACGGGTGACCGGGCAGACCGCCCGTCAATTAGATAGTCTAACCAGCAGGGCCCGCCGGCAGCAGGAAGCCATTACCCGTCAGGCTGAAACCGTCAGAGCATTACGGGAGCGACTGGATGGACTGGCACAGACCCAAGTAGACCGCCTGACGCCTAAATACGAACGGCAGACGGAGGCGGTGCAACGTCAACAGAATGCGGTGGAACGGCTGCAGAGACAGCTCGCAGCATACACTTCCGGGGAGGCTACCCCCAGCAGTGTCCGGGTCTTAGAGCGGGACCTGGCGGCAGCAGAGCGGGAGTTGTCAAGAGTAGATGCGCAGATGCAGCCCCTCTTGGAACAGCTGACACAGTTGACGGAGCTGGAAGAAATGGGAACGCCGGCACATGGCCTTGAGGATTTGCGCCGGCAAATAGATGACTTGAATCCGGCATACGATCAGGCAGAGGAGCGTGCAGACTCTCTGCGGCGCAGACTTGAGGCTGTACGTATGGCTCCGCAAAGTACGGAGGAAGCCCAGCGCCTGCAAGCCGAGCTGGAAACGGCTACACAGCGCTTAGAACGCTTGCGCACTGAAGCAGAGACCACGGCACAGCGCATGCAAGACATCCGATTGAACCCTGAAGGATCAGAGGGGTTAGGAAACCGCCTGGAATTGGAGCGCTCCCGGATGGAACGCCTGCAAGAAGAAGCAACGCAGACCAATCGGCAAATAGAAGAAGTCCTGAACAACCGGCACACAGGGACAGAGAGAGGAATTCGGCGGTCTCGAAGCGAGGCCCATAAATCGAATAGCACTTTTGACAAACTAGGTAAAACAGTTGACCGAGTTAGCCGACGGATCAAGCGTCTCGTAAGTGCAGTATTTGTTTACAACTTAATTCGTGGTGCTCTACGGGGGATGCAGGAAACCCTATCCGCATATTTACAGACTAACGAGCGGTTTAAAACGGCCTTATCTCAGGTTAAGTCAAATCTCCTCGTAGCATTTGCCCCTATCTACAATGCGATTTTACCGGCCTTAAACTCGCTTATGGAGTGGTTAGCGAAGGCCACGCAGTATATTGCAAGCTTTGTAAGCGCCCTGTTTGGCGGGACGTATGATAGCAGCTACCAGGCTGCACAAGGCCTGGAAAGCGCCAAGAATGCAATGGACGATTACGGCGACAGCGCCAAGAAGGCGGCAGAAGCGAATCAGCTCCTTGCTTTTGATGAAATCAACAAACTTACAGATAGTGGGTCTGACAGCAATAAATCAGATACCTCATCCCTGGTCCCGCCGGTGCTGGATACCTCCAAAACCGACGAGAAGGCCCTGGGGCTGCTAAGCAAGATCAAAGAGGCTCTAGGACCTACTATTGAGGCTTTGAAGCGCTTGAAAGAAGCAATGCGGCCATTCAAGGAATTTACTTTCCAGGCGGCACGAGATTTTTATGATCGATTTTTAGTCCCAGTGGCATCCTGGGTATTGGGAGCAGGGCTACCGCGGCTGCTGGATATTACATCATCCATATTCCGGGAAATCGACTGGCGATACCTGAACGGAGTCCTTGCAAATTTTTTTGACGCGCTCCAAAAGATTGCGCTGGTGACATTTGAGGCTCTGCTAGATTTTTACGAGCACCTTCTAAAACCGATTGCGGTCTGGACCATTGGCGAAGGCCTGCCACGTTTCTTACAGGTGTTAACCGATATAGCTAATAAGATCAAGTGGGATCGTCTACTGCAGTGCCTACGGAATGTGTGGGACGCCATAGCACCGTTCGCTATCCATGTTGGCGAGGGGCTACTCTGGTTCCTGGAAAATGTCCTTGGTCCGATTGCGGCATGGACGATCGGCGAAGTGCTGCCGGTATTTTTGGACGGCTTGGCGACCTTGATCGGTATTTTGGATCAGATTGTTCAGGCATTTAAACCGGGGGCAAAGTGGCTATTTGACAATTTCCTCTATCCGATTGCAAAATGGACTGGCGGCGTGATTGTTGACGTGCTCAAGTGGATTGTGGAGCGTCTTAAGTCATTTTCGGACTGGGCGCGAGATAACAAGACGATCATGGAGGACGTTGCACTAATTATAGAGACTATGTTCATAGC